GACTGTATGTCTAGCAGATAGTGAGGTATTGAATGGTAGGTTTGATTTGATTTTCATAAGGTTATTCTCCAATTATTTATTGTTAACTTTGTCGTTTAGTATGACAAGGGACTCTTTTATATGAGTAATATCTTTTTCAAAAGTATTGTTGTAGTACTGCTGACTAAGTTCCACACGAAGTATGGCTTCACTAGTCTTAGTAATAACATCAAAACTCTTATCAATAACAACATGTTTCTCTGTCAGTGATGCTAGTGCTTCATTGTTTGCTACAATCTCTAGGCTTCCCCATCCAAGTATAGATAGGAGTATGCCCATTACTAGTACATCTAAAGCAAACAATCTATTTACAGTATTTATAACTTTAGTGTCTTGTTTTTTACACATACGATTCTCCGGTAACTAGAGCCTAGCACTTATGCACTAGGCTCTTTTGTTAGCTAATGTTACTTAGCTTAGATACCAAACCAATGTGATACAGCAGCCGGACGAATCATTTCTACGCCAGCGAAACGACCATAACAGTTGATTTCGAACTCTAAACCTTTCAACTGTACAGGCAGGTGCATGTATGGGAAAGGTTCACGAACACGCATGTTATCTGAACCAGAAGCTACAACTGTGAAACCTTCACTTCCATTTCCAGGAATGATAGGATCAGTAATGTTAGCAACAGTTGGATAGATACCAGCCACTTCGTTTACATCTTTGATTTGATCAGCAGATGTAATGAAATCGTTGTTGGCAAGAAACCAATTCAAGATGCTCATATCAGACTGCAAAGATCTTGGAGTGTTCTGTAGTAACTTCTTGTTAGCTACTGACATGATGATACAATCAGGTCGGAAGATCTGTAGAGTATCTGTGTACATAGCAACACAAGCAGCATTCAAGTCTGCGACGATCTCATCAGGAGTCTTGTCTGTACGCCAAGCTGTGGCAGCACTAGCAGCAGAACCAGCAACAGCAGTACGAGTAGCTGTAAGAGCAGGAGCGCCAACAGGCCCATTGAAGAAACCATGAAGGTTGTTATCAGGTGAGCCAAAGAAGATGATTTGATTTACCTTCTCTTCATAAGACTTACGGGTAGCTTCAGCTTTACGAGCATCCAAAGGCATACCTGTGACTTTAGCAGCAGCCATCTCTTGACGAGAGTAGCCAAATGCATTACCAAGGGTACGAACAGAGATGCTGTATTCCTTACCTGAGATGTCACCACGAGGCAAATCTGTTGCTTTACCAGCAATGATTGCAGTCTCGCCGCGCTTGTCATAGCTTCGGTAAGTGATAGTCTCAATACCTTCGCCGCCTTCTGTATTACTAGCGAAAAGTCCACGACCTTTCAATTCTGGATAGAGTACATCGTAGCTCTGAGCTTGAATATATTCTAGTTGACGCTGAAAGAATACACCTTCATCATCGCTCATCATACCTTGGTTAATAAGGGTGTGAACTGCGTCATTAATAACGAAATCAATCTCTTTAGCATCTGGTAGGATGGTATTAGTTGTTTCGTCGATAGCAAATGCTTTAACTGTCTTCATTTAATTATTCCTTGATTTATTCAGGTTAGGTTGATATTAAGCTAAGATATCAATGCGAACTTTGAAGACATCACCAACGAGGGCAGCTTCTTCAGCTACTACGTTTAGGGAAGCAACAATATTACCAGCAACAACATCTTTGCTGAACACACCAGTTACAGTATCAACATGTACAGAGTCGCCTGCTGCAATTGATACTGATCCACCTAATTTAATATATAAGTAGCCTTGACGAATCAAAGATACTGATTCAGTAATACGATATACAGTATCATCACCAGTAGAAGGACGAGTCCCTGCTTCATGGTTGTATTCACGTTGAGAGATTGCATATACTTTGGTTGCACCACCAAGGTCAACGCCACGTGCTACAGCAGCATCACGCTTCATAGCAAGACCGAAGCCAGCAGTTGCAGCAGTAAGTACGCCAGTCTGAATTACGCGTGGGCCAGAGTCTACTAGATCACCAGCATACCCATTGGCTGTGTAAAGATCAAAAGATTGAGTAGTCATTTAATTTCCTAATTATAAAGTTATTATTCTATTTCTTGTTACGAAGAATAGAGGCTTGTCGAGCTAGTTCTACTTTGTTCACTGGCTTAGCTTCTACTACCGTATCTGCTATTGCCTGACTCTTTAGTAACTTACCCATTGGAGTTTCGCCTTTAGAGGCATCCACTAGTATTTCAAACATGGCTGAGATATAAGCTTCGCTTTTATTACTCAAGTCCTTGTCTGGCATTTGATCTACAACGACTAGTCGTTCTATCTCAGACACAGATTTATCACCCATATCTTCTAGGCGCATATCTGCAATCAGTCTGGCATTCTCGATAGTTTCACATCGAATCCTAACACCTTCTGAGGCAGCTACTTTAGCATCGCCTAACTCTGCTTTCAGCTTTACAATAACTGCATCATTCTCTTCAACCTTTAATTCTAAATCAGCAATTAAAGTTTTAGATACTGTTGTAGCAGTTTCAGCTTCTAGCAGTTTATCTTTAGCATCACTAAGTTCTAGTAAGTTAGACTCAAACTGGTCTTCCATTACTAGTCCCGCTTCATCAGAGATGCGACAACTTGATCCAGCTCTACCTTTTGCTACGATAGCAATATGGTTAGCTCGGATATTTCGTTGGAAGTACTTACCATCAGATAGCTCAATGTCACAAACATAACCTGCTGATAACTCATTAGTCCCTTCTTCAATAGCATCTATAGCTTCTTGAGCAGTTAGGATAAGAGTACCACCAAGGGTATCTTCATCACGAGTTGGCATACCTTCTAACATACCTACTTGTAGTTCTTTAGCATTGGTTGATGTTAATGCTTTAGGTGAACCATCATCATTCTTAGGATGACCTACTGTAACTGGCGCGCTTCTAAAACTATCTAACGCATCTTGAGCAAAGACATCTGCCTCATCTCGCCATACTACGATAATCTTATTTGGATCTTCATCTACTAAGTTTAATTGCTTAGCAGTATATATTTGTGATCCTGTTCTAGCAAACTTACAAGGCACATGCATTTGACCTGCATCTGTCAGAGTACGTTTTGTAGGAACACTAATCCTGTCTACTAGATGAACACCTACTAAGGCTTCATCCATCAATAGACAGGTGCTTAATTTATTTTGCATCTTTGACTCCGGTTTCTTTTGATACTTCTACTGGGTTAAGCCCTACTTGAGCTGTCTTATCTACTATTCCTTTATCTACTATTTCTTTTAGTCCAGATTCTTTAGATAAAATTCCAGTCTCTACTAACCTACAAATCTGTTCTGACTCATCTTTTTGCCTAGTTGCCTTCTGTCCTGCTGATTCTGGAAATATACATCCCCATTCATAATCAAGCTCTTCTTCTGGTAACGCAAAGTGTGCTGCTAGTAACTTATCTACAACTCTTAGTCTAGGCACAAATATATCTTTATGCAATCCTTGTAGAGTTTCTATGTAGTTTACTAGATCAGATTCTCCTGTAGCATTCATACCATCAGGTGATGCACTTAAGAATCTAGTAGCAGGTATTGAGACTGAGGCAGATACCATCTTTAGGTATTCCCATATAAGATCCTTAACTCCTGAGAGTTGTATCTTCTTCTGTTCATACTCTTCACCACTATCTAATATAGATACACTAAATACAGATTTAATAGTTTTCCATTCAGAGAACCTAGTGATCATTGCTGCCGTTCCTGAGTCAGACTCAAGTATGTTAGCTAGTCCATCAACTTTAATTATGTCAATATTAGCTTCTTGCACCATTTGGGCAGCAGCAAAACTAGTTGTGTGGAAGTTATCAATCTGTTTAAGTAAAGGTATAAGTACGCTATCACTATACCAAAGGTTTCTTTGCCTTTCGTATACAGGTAACTCAGTACCTTCAAACCTTATTAACCTATCCTTATGTATCTTAGTAGGGTTTTGTACAAACTGGTAGTGATCAGGCATACCAAAGGTAACACTCATAGGACGTTGATCTATGTCCCCTGTAGCAACTACCCTTGTTCTGTCCACTACATGCATAGACCTAAGACATCCTGGCCTTAAGTTATTCCAGTTTACTGGTTTGTCTGTAGTACGTCCATCATCAATATCTAGTATTAAGAATGATGTACCATATAACCTAGCCCACTTGTAGGCTTCACGAAATAATTTAGATACTTCAAATTCTGCATCAGCTTCTCTAGCTTTATCTGATTTAAAGTTTCTCCACTCTCTAGTTAAGTCTTGTGGTACTATCTGGCAAACCTTTTGGCTTAACCAATCTTCTCGGTATCTTGCAGATAGAGATACATGATCATAATTAAGACCTGAGTGATCCCACTGGTTAAATGTGGATTTATCTTTAGCTCCACCTAGACCAGTTGCTAGGTTTGATAATCCATCAAGAAGTGTCATAGGATTTTTCTTTGACTCATCTATCTGGACTACTGCTTGGCTTTCATCACTAAGCATTTGATTTACCTCACTAGTCATGTATAAAGTCTGGTAGAACTGTAAGTCTATCATCCACAGGTTTAATTTCTAAGAACTTAGTCATACCACTAACCTTGATTCCTAATCCTATATAGTATTTAATACCTACTAATAAGTTAGATCCACCAAAATCTGTTGTCCGAAATGTAGCCTTTAAAGTAGCTTCTAATTCTGTTGCACCTGCTACCTTTACTAATCCATCTGTTAGTATAAGGTTTACAAGTGCTGCTGAGTCTAAGTCTTCTCTATTAACTTTAACCATGAAAGTAGCTTCAGTTATATCACTAAGCAGAATAGATCTACTTGTTATGTATTCTCCTATCTCTAAGGAGAAGCTGTCGTAGTCATTATCAAATATCCACTCCATTTTAACTTTCCTTTAATTGTTAATTGTAATTTTTGGATCAAGCATCTCAAGTGGCCTTATGTCTGACTTGTCAACAGGTATTGTAATGATATGATCTTTCTCTTGAAATTTAATTTCGTTATCCGTTATGTTATCGATCTCTATACTATAAGTTTCAGATAAGAATTCTATAGTCTTTTCTACTAAGTCTGCTTGTGTCTTAACTGATACATCTACATCATCAGCAAACCTAACTCTTATTTCTTCATCTACCTTAAAGAATACTAGTTCAGGGTAGTCAGTCTTAAAGTATATACTTAATATAGATTCAGTATCTATGAAATCAGGTAGTGCAATAGAAAGATAACCAGAATAAGCTACCCCTGATGGAAGGTCTAGCCAACCATCAGTGGCAACATCTAAGGGGTTCATAACCTTAACACTGTAACTGACCCATCTGGATTAGTTACTATACTTAGGTTTATCTCTCCTGCTGTCCTATTATCATTATCTACTGTCATAGAATTATCTTTATCCAAACCAGCTATCTGCCAAACTTCTTTTAGTTGGGCAGTCTGAGTTGTATCTAAACCAGATCCAGTAACTACAGTATTTACTACTGCTGATACTGTGACAGGGAATATGGGTTGGTAGTCAATATCCCAATAGCCTGTATCGAAATCCTCAGAGTATAGTACTCCTGAGATAGCTGTAAAGGCTGGGTCATATATTACCCTCCACCCATTATATACGAAGAAGACAGCACCAGTAAATCCAGTTGGTATAACTTCATAGCCTGAGTATCTCATAGCAGGTTTTATTTTGGCATTCTCTTCAATAGCAATCCAATCTACAAACCTACTCCACATGTCAGCTAAGTTTATGTTAGCAACACTAGGGCTTACAAATATATATTTACCATACTTATCAAAAGTATAGCTTCCAACTGTATCTGAATCATTTAATACGTAGCCAGACCTAACATAACCTTTCTGAACATAGTTCATATCGGCCTCTTATGCGTAAAAGTTTGGAACCTTATTAGGTGTAGCATGTCTATCAGCTTCGTAATGAAAGTCTACTGTTAGTCCAAATACATCATCAACATTATCTGTTGCACCATTAGTAACTCTTCTTAATGTTACAAACACTAGAGTATCAGGTTCCAATCCTATAAGAGCATCTATGTCAGGTAACTCGCTAATATAATGTCGCCAAGCTCCAGGAGATGTTTGGTTGGGTGCTACCTCAAGGAAAGAGCTTACTGAAGCTCCAAAGAACTCTTGGTCATGCCCTTTAGCCTGAGAAACTTGAAACTCCCATCTTACTGGATTAGTATCAGTACCACCTGTACTCCAATGAACATGAAGTAAAGTCTTTCCACCTACCTTTACATCATGGTTAACATGGAACGGCTGTGCGTGCATGTAGTCATCAATT